TTTGGTGACATTGAGATGTTTAACATTTACGCCAAGATGGATCGATGGAAATGGCAGAGCAGCCTTGAGGGTGCATTCAGGAGGCTCTACCTGTGATCATCATCGCACCTTATGCCAAGACTTTGTTGAGCGGCAGCAGAAATCCCAAGAACTATCCGTTCTGGCCGGAATTGTTAGCCATGATTGACGAGCATGTCGTTCAAGTTGGCGTATCAGGCGAGGAGCCTTTAGTAGCAGACTTTCGCAAGAACTTGCCGATCTTGGAGTTGCGCGGCTTGTTGAAGCAGTGCTCAACTTGGATCTCATGCGATAGCTTTTTCCAACACTTGGGTTGGGACGAGGGCAAGCAAGGGATTGTGTTGTGGTCGGTATCTGATCCCAACATCTATGGCCATCCTGAGAACATCAATCTGCTCAAGGATCGGTCTTATCTAGCTTCTAACCAATTTTTATGGTGGGAGCAATATCCTCATAACCCTGATGCGTTTGTGCGCCCAGAAGTGGTTTTTGAGGCGTTACAAGGGCTATTGTCGCTTGATCGCGCAGCCTAAAAATGATGAAATTAAATGATTGACGGAGTTTGATATGCCAGCAACCAATTACACACCCATTCAGCTTTATCGCACAAATACGGCATCAACAACTGCACCAAGCGGAGTTAATTTAAACGCTGGTGAATTAGCTATCAATTACAATGATAGCGGCATGATTCTTTATGCCAAAAATACGTCGGGTACAGTTATCAAACTGATGAATAACCCTGCAAGCTTGTTGTATCCCACGGTAGACGGATCAGCAGGGCAAGCCATTGTCACTAATGGCTCGGGAACTTTAAGTTTTGCTACAGCGGGCTTAGCATGGCAATCCGTCCAAACCACAGGCTTTACCGCAGTCGCAGGCAGAGCTTATCCCTGCAACACCACCTCAGCAGCTTTCACGGTCACGCTGCCTGCAAGCCCAGCGGCAGGGGATCTTGTGACGTTAACGGACTATGCGGGGACGTGGGGGACGAACAATCTGACGGTGAACCCGAATGGCAGCAAGGTGGAAGGATCGACGAGCAATCAGCTTGTTTCGACCAACCGTGGCTCGGTCAATCTTGTTTATATTGATTCCACGCAGGGTTGGATTACTTATGCCAACGTAGCGACAGACATTATTTACCCGGCAACCGTTTTGGGTGAATATTTGGTTGTTGCAGGCGGCGGTGGTGGTGGAAGGGCTTGGGGCGGGGGCGGTGGAGCCGGTGGCTTTAGAACAAATGTCGGCGGCACTGCGACTACATTCAATATCGGAACAACCTACACGATCACTGTAGGTACTGGCGGAGCTGGTGGAACTTCAGATGCCAACCCATCAGGAAACACAAGCGGCGGAAATTCATCAATTTCTGGTTCTGGTCTTACAACCATCACTTCAACAGGTGGTGGCAGGGGCGGAGACAGCGTAGCCGCTTCAAGTGGAGGTTCTGGAGGTGGTGGCGGAAATTTTGGTTCAAACACCGGTGGAGCTGGCAATACGCCGAGTACATCACCATCACAAGGTAACAATGGTGGAAATACCGACGCTACTGCAAATGCAATGGGCGGAGGAGGTGGGGCAAGTGCCGTCGGTGGTACTGGAGTCAGCCCAGTTGCCGGTAATGGCGGCGCTGGTACTGCGTCATCAATCACGGGATCATCAGTAACTTATGCAGGCGGAGGGGGCGGATCTACCAATTCTGGAACAGCAGGTACTGGTGGTGCTGGAGGCGGCGGAGCTGGTGGTAAATATACGACATCAACTGCTGGTACAGCTGGCACTGTAAACACGGGTGGTGGTGGTGGCGGTGGGCCTTTTCAATTCAACGGTGGCGCCGGTGGTGACGGCATTGTTGTGATTCGCTATCCAGACACATCTGCTGCTGCGGCAGCGACTACTGGCTCGCCAACAATCACTGTCTCTGGTGGCTATCGCATTTACAAGTGGACTGGCAACGGTTCCATCACATTCTGAGGTTAACTATGGCTCATTTTGCAAAGCTAGACAAAAACAACGTGGTGCTAGAAGTTCACGTTGTTCACAACAATGAACTGCTTGACCAGAATGGCGAAGAGCAAGAATGGAAAGGTGCATGGTTCCTGCAAAACTGGTCGGGCGGTTATCCGTACTGGAAGCAGACAAGCTACAACGGCACATTCCGCAAGAACTTCGCAGGCATCGGCTACACGTTTGACCCTGACCGTGACGCTTTCATCCCGCCTAAGCCTTATCCATCGTGGGTGCTAAATGAGCAGACATGTCTCTGGGATGCTCCCGTAGCCATGCCTACAGACGGGAAGATGTATCAGTGGGATGAGGCGACGATTAATTGGGTTGAAACTGCTTTGCAAAGGAACGAAAATGGCAGAGAAATGGATTCAGAAGGCAGTTAAAAAGCCGGGCGCTTTACACAAACAATTAGGCGTTCCCGCGGATAAAAAAATTCCCGCAAAGATGCTCAACAAAGCAGCAAAGGCACCAGGAAAACTTGGCCAACGCGCAAGATTAGCAAAGACGCTCCGTGGATTTTGATCATGAGCGAGTTGAAACAAATCCCAGAAGTTGAAGCCAGACTTGATACGCACGAGCAGATTTGTGCGGAGCGGTATAAGGGCATTCAAGAGTCATTTCAACGAGTTGATGACCGCTTCCAAGACGGTTCACAAAAGTTTAAACGTCTTGAGTACATACTCTATGCAGTCATGGCTGCGGTTCTTCTTGGACCTGGGGCTGCGGCAGCATTTTTCAAAAAACTTATAGGTCTATAGGGGTTGCGATGAAAAAGTTAATTCTTCTTATGCCACTGCTTTTGGCAGGTTGTGCGACAAATTACGACGCTTATGTTGAGGCAAACATCAAAGTTGCCGAAGCACGAGCAAAGGCTGAAACTGAGAAGTACAAAGCAATGGCTGCGATTGCCTCGACAGGCGATGCTGCTGCGAAAGTTGCCGCTGTCATGAGCATGGCTTTGGGTCAACCAAACCAGCAAAACCAACAGCAGATTACACCGCCTCGTTCACCTGCTGATACGACCTTACAGGCTATTGCAGCTATCCTTCCGTCGATTGCCCAGATTTACGGCATCAACCGCCAAGTCGCGTTAGGAATGGAACAAGTCAGAGGCAATGTTGCTATTCAGCAATCACAAAGCAACGCTTTAGTATCCAACACTGCAAGCACCAACAATGCTTTTACATCAATCTCTAACACTGCAAACACCAACGCAGCGGCAGCGTCAGTAGCAAATACGCAAAGCACAAGTGCTGCGTTTATTAATATTGCAGGCAAGATACAAGCACCAGCGGCTAATGTAACGACAACCTACAACCCGACGCAGGTGGTAACGCAAGAAAAACTGGTTGTCGTAAAGCCGGAAGTCATTAAAATTGAACCGTTTGTTGTTGATCCAACAATTGTTGAACCTAAGGTTGTAAACCCCGTAGTTGTCGATCCGGTAGTCGTAAATCCCACAGTAGTGCCTCCCTCTAAATAATGTTTGATCTTCTGTCAGGGGGTTTGTTAGGGTCGCTATTTGGTGGCTTGTTTCGACTCGCACCTGAGATTCTTAAGTTCTTGGATAAAAAGAATGAGCGTCTGCATGAGTTGAATATGTTCCGCCTACAGACGGATCTTGAAAAGCTTCGCGGCGAATTTAAGGTAGAGGAGAAATATGTTGATTACTCTATCCAGCAACTGGATTCCATCAAAGAGGCCTTTAAAGAACAGGCTGAAACGGCTAAGGCTGCGGGCTGGTTTGTGGCTGGAATATCTGCTCTTGTACGTCCCGGCATCACTTGGTGTCTATTTTTCATGTATGCATCGGTTAAGGCGGCTGCGCTTGTTATGGCGTTTCAAACGGGCGCGAATTGGACAGAAGTCGTAACCAAGGTTTGGGATGAGGATGATTTTGGCATCTTTACTATGACGCTCACATTCTGGTTCGTTTCAAGAAGTATAGAGAAATATCAAAAGTCGTGAATGAAGAGGCAAAGAAGTTAGCCAGAGATGTACTCATCAAGCCCTTTGAAGGGCTGGCTAGGCTTCTGCCAGACGGAACCGTAACCTCCTATCCTGATCCCGGAACCAAGGGGCATCCTTGGACAATCGGTTACGGATCTACCGGCCCGGACATTCAGCCGGGAACTGTTTGGACGATGCAACAGTGTGAGGATGCCCTAGACCATCACATTGAATACTTTTATGTAGGACTTTGCAAACTTAGTCCGACCTTTCCAAATGCCGCTCCGAGGAGGATTGCTGCAGTCACAAGCTGGGCGTACAATTGCGGGTTAGGAAATTACCGCATCAGTACGTTTAAA